TCATCGCTGCTTGCTGGAAGCAAGCTGAGCTTTGGTGATGTCATGATTTACGTAATTCTCAATAAGATCGTTCATAAAGACGGCCCCGCTTACGTTCCGCACAGCTCTATTGTTGCGATTCTCGAAGCCGAAGACCCGCAAAGCCAGCGCGCGATCGGATTTACGGCAAAGTTTGATGGGTGAGTTTTTCATCGCAGATCCGGGAATTCGTTATGCGTGCGGCCGTCGAGCAGCCTGCCGGCGGCGCGCTTTCCGGCCCGGTGGACCATCGCCCAGCCGTCGCCGCTCGTCGCGCCGGCGGGATAGTCTTCGACGCGGTGGCCGCCCGGCGCGATGCGTCCGTCGCGCGCGACCGCCGCAGTCTCGAATCGGCCGGCGCCGAAGTCTCCGGAACCGGGCGCCCATTCGCCGTGCTGCTTGAAGTGGAAGGCGACGCCCGCAGCCGCGCACTGATCGCGCAGCGAGCGGGCCCAGTCCGGATGCATCGGCCGCGCGCCAGCGCCGCTTTCGCCGCCGGCTATCACCCAGTCGAGCGTCGGAGGCATGATGTAGCGGGCCGGCGTGTCCACGTTCGGCATCACACAGCCAAAGCGGCCGCGCGCGGGATTTCGGTCGATCCAGTCTGCGTGCAATTCCACGGGGCCGAGCAGCGGTTCCATCGATAGGAAGCGCACGCGCGCCGGCACCGCGAGCAGCTTCGGGATGTCGCGGTCGGCCTCGGCCTGGTTGACGACCGTCGCGCCCAGCCAGACGTTGTCCGGCAGCTTGTCGACGCCGATGTGGCGCAGCATCGTCGGCACGTTGCCGATCCGCTTCGTCAACAGGAGCCAGTCGAGGTTCTGGGTGTCGGCGATCAGCTGGAAGAGGTCGCGGCGCCACAACAGATCGACTTCGTTGTCGAACACATCCGCGAGCGACGCGCAGAACACGCGCTGGCGCCGGCCGTGCGCGGCGAAGAATTCGGCGTGCGCCGCTTCCCATGCGAGCGGCTTTCGCCAGTTCGCCGGCGACGTGCGGCGGCGCGGTGCGCCGGGCCCACAGTTGATGGCCGTGCCGCCGCCGAATCGCGCGTTGCGTGTCTCCGCGTAGCAGTGGTCACAGCCCGGGCCGACCTTCTGGCAGCCTTCCCACGGGTTGAACGTGTGGTCGCACCACTCGATTTTCGTGTTTTCGCTCATCGCGTCGCTCCAACCGGGTCGCTGTCGATTTTGTCGTTCGCGTCTGCACCAGGGAACAGCGCCAGTGCCTCGTCGCAACGCTTCAGGATGGCCGCCGCGCTCCGGCGCACATCCTCGATTCCGCCGTAAGTGTCCAGCACGCCAGCCGTCATTACTGCTTGGACGGCACGTCCGATCGCCTCCGACCTCCATGTTTCGATCTTCACGCCGCTGATGCGCTCGATTTCGTCGATCGCAGCCTTCAGTTCCTTGTAGCGATGCGTGCGGCCCTCGATCTCGCGTTCGATTCGCTTCTCGTCGTTCTCGCGCAGGCGCGCGACCTCCTTGCCAACGGCGGCGCGCACGACGTCCTCGTCAGCCGCGCTCGCGCGGCGCATCAGCGTGGCGACGAACTGCCGCGTGACCGGCTCCGATTCGAGTTTCGGCGCGCCGACGAGCTCGCGCAGCGTGCCGCCCGGCTTGACCTCGTAGTGGCCCCATGTCGGCGGCAGCTCGCCGTCCTTCAGCACGCCGGCCGGCGCGACGATCCACCAGTGGTCGCAGTAGCGCTGGACCGGCGCCGACTTCGACGGGTCCTTCAGTTCGCGCAGCCAGTCGGAACGGCTGACCTTCACCTCCATCCCGTGGATCACGAGGCCGCGCGACGGCCAAAGGTTCATCGCGACCGCGTCTGCCCAGCGGCTGTGTCGCGCGCCGGTCGCGTCAGCCACCTCGAAGAAAAGTGCCCACTCGGGTGAGCAGAAGCGTGCACGCAGCGCGGCTTTCACTTCAGCCGTTTGCATGGTCGTCTCCTTGGGCGCGGGTAGCGTGCTTAATGGCCCATTCCCATCCCTGACGCGCGCCTCTTTCCCATGCTTCGCCGCATGGCGTTCCAGGCTGAGGACGCATGCTCCAGATCGAGATCAGGACGTCAATCGTCACCTCGCCGCTCGGCTGACGCTTCCGCTTCCGCGCTTCCTCCCACTCCCGTATGTCCTCTTCCGTAGGAAACCGTACCATCGGGTTCTTGAGAGGGTGGCCTTCGCTCGGCTGCTGCGTGGGGGCGAGAAGGGAGCGAAGTGCATCGGCAAGCTTGGCATCGCCGCTGACCGACATGTCGTCCGCAATGAGCAGCAGGTCCATGCGTTGGCGCTCGGTGAGCTTACTGGTCATGGTCGGCTCCGTTCGAAAGCTTGTACGTTCTGTTCCGGCTGTACGTGCATTCGGCCGCTTCGAAGAAATCGATCAGTTCGACTTCCGCATAGACGGGGCACTCGATCACGTATCGATCACCGCGCTGTTCGACAATCCGAGCCTCGGGAACGTGTTCCTTCAGGTCGGCCGCAAAACCTGCAGCGTTAGGCGGCTCAGGCTCACCGAGAATCGCCACGTAGCGCTCAAGCATGGTCGGCCCCATTGAGAAGGTCGCGGGCGAATTCCAGATAGGAATCCCCCTCGAAGAACAGGTCAGTGATAGCGTCGTCGCCGTCGACGAACGAAGTCGCGTGCTGCCGCGCGGTAGCGGCAATTTGCTCGTTCGTCAGGCTCGGCTCGCGCGCCTCTGCCGGTGCGTCGGCCTGCGCTTTCCCACAGTACCGGCACTGCATTTCGACGTGACGGCCTTCCGGTGCGTAGCTGCACGATGCGCCGCTGGCCGCGCATTCGTCGGGGATAGTGGCCGGTGCGTCGGCCTGCGCGGGATGGTGCGGGTAAGGCACGACCCCGGCGTTCCGATCGATGCTGGCGACGTATCGCGTGCGGTCTGCGAATTGAACAAATTCGTGGGTACGCTGCTGCTCCGCGACAATTTCGTGAGAGGCTTTCGTGGCGACCTGCGCGGGTTGCTGGGCGGCGGCAAGCAACTTGTCGTATATCGGGCGTAACTCGGCGTATGTCGGCCAGCCGCGAGCGGCATCGCACAGCACGTCGAGCAGAGATTCCGGGGCATCGATCGGCATGAGCTTCCACCCGGCCGGAATTGCCACTGCATCCGCAGCGGGCGATGCTGCCGCGCGGGCTTCTTCGAGCGCGTCTCGAACCGCTTCACATGCACATTCCATCGCAATCCGTTCAGATTGCGCGTATGGCATTGGCGTTCCGGTATCCCACTTTCCTTGGTAGTCGTTGAGCGCCGCAAGAGCGACATCGAACGCCGCCCGCTCGTCGGCCGGCGCTGCTGCCGCCATAGCGGGGAGCGAAATGCTCAACCGGTCGAACAGCGCTTCCGTCCGCATGTGAGCGTCCGCCCAAGCGTTAGCCGCGCCTTCGAGCGGTTGCTCGCTCGCGTCCGTCAAAGCCGCCCGGATTGCGCCGCGAACGAAATCGAAAAATTCGCGACGATCGATGTTGATGACGCTCGCCCCTTCCGCACCTGTCTCATTGGCAGAGGTGGCAACCGGCCGGTTGTGGCCGATCCACGGCATGTCTACCGACCACGTATCGGCTTTGCCGCGCGTTTCGATAGCGGCGACTCCGACGGTCGCAACGTCGGCCGGACGCCAGATGATTCCGCAGGCGTGGCAGAGGTTCGAACGATGCGGCGGGTTGCTCCATTCCCTCATACCCTTCGACTCGTCGAGCCTGTCCACCATATGCGGCTCCTCAGGGGCGTCGACGTGCTGCGTGCCGCAACGCGGGCAGAACAGCAGCATGTCGAACGGCACCGACTGGCCAAGATGGGCGGCGAGAAGGGCGTCGATCTCGTCGAACAGCTTGGCGACGCGGCTCGGCGGATCATTTTCCCACTCGACGATCGACAGTTCCTGGCGAGCGCGACGCAGAAGCGCTGTCTCAGCCCTTTCCGCCCCCGTCTCGTTGGCTGATGCGGTGCGCAGGAAGAACTCGACCAGGATGGCGTTTTTGTCGTCGCCCGCCTGCGCGTTGAACTGCTCCTGATGGGTCTGGATGTAGTCCCATGCGGGCTGGAGCGTGTTGACTAGATCGTCGAAAACCCATTTCGGCACCGTCGCGTTGGCCGATGCGGCGCGGGCACCGAATACCGACAGGATGTGGTCAGCCGCGATCAGTGAACAGGTGTCGATGTCGCGGCCACGGTTCGCCGCGAGAATGGCTTTCCGCACCAACGCGAACGCCGATTTCTCGTCGGCCTGCAGGGCGATGATTTCGCAGTCGCGCAACTCGAACGAATCGGGAGCGCGGTCGATCACATAGCCTTCGCCGCTATCTTTCGGAGTGCACAGGTAGAACGCCGCTCGCTCGTCCGCCGGCGCGGGTGCGGTCGGAGCAAGCGCACGTGCCTCACGCTCGACCAGTTCAAGCTCGACGCGAGCGATCCCGTGCAAGTGGTGCTGCTCGGTCGGCGCTGCTGCGAGCTGGTCGACAGGGGAGGCGGCGAGAACGTCGCGAACTGCCGCAACGAAGTTCGATTCTGCTTTGACGTTGTGCCCCGGCTTGAAATGCTTGTAGCCGATTTCGAGAATCTGCTCGTCCGTCAGTGTGACGACGCGGCTCGTGTCAGACATGGTTGCTCCTTTCGGTTGCGAGACGAGCGCGTGCCTCGTCATACTCCGGCGCGCCTGGGCCGTAGCCCTTGATCTTCTGCACGCTCCAGCATGTGATGTCCGCATGCTGGTCTACCCATTGCCGGATCCAATCGACAAGCGGCTGCTTCTGAGCGCTGTCGAAGGGGCCGACGGTATCGGCCACATCGCCGACCTGCTCGTAGGCTTGTTCCTCGATTCGCTCAATCACTTCGTCGGCGAGACTTTCACTGTCGATCGACACCGGCTCGTTCTCGCCGACGTAGACCACGCGGTCTGGATCGGTATCGCGCAGGGCATCCGAGATCGCATCGACTACCGAATCAAACGGACCGCTCCAGCGGTCGGCGTCGGCGGAAAAGGCAAAGCTGAACTGGGTGCTGACGACGGGTGCGCGTGCGGCACCGGGAAGGGGCGAGTGCTTTGGCTTCGCCGCCTGCTTCGCGCGAATCTGTTCGACCATCGTCCAGACACGGGCGAGTTCAGTCTCGCCGGCCGCGTGCATGTCGAGTTCGTTCGCCAGGCACAGCGCGGCGAGCGTGACCATGACACCGCCGACCTCCTGCGTCGTTTCGCCGACCGGCCGCGACCAGGTGTAATCGACCAGCGCGTGCGCTTCCTCCCGCGTCATGCCGCACGCCTGCACGAGCTCGCCGGCCTCCTCGAAGAACCGGTGATTGCGCTCAAGCTTGTCCGCCGAGATCTTGGCGCCGAAGCACGCCAGCATCCACGGCTGCACACGCTGCTGGAACGGTGCCTGCGCGGGGACGGCGGCGCGGTCCCGCCGGCAGGAGCCGTCCGTGCGCTGCTCGCATGGGCCCACGCCGCTGCACATGCACGGCGTCGGCACTCCAGCGAGCCGCGCGCGCAGCCACGTCGCGACGTCTTCGCCCTGCTGGCAACCGAACTCGCCGCAGATCCCGTGCAGCAGGTCGAGGTTCACGCGCACCGCGTTGTAGACCCAGCGGGCGATCGGGCGCAGCAGATCGCCGTCCTGCTGCGGCTCGATGGCGTCGAGCAGGTCGCGCACGATCTTGACGCTCGCTGAACTGTCGTTCGTGAGTTCGTCGATGTTGTCGCCGCCATGCTCCGCGTCTTAGTGGTGGCGGATGAACTCGCGCAGCTGGTCGACGGTATAGCCGCCGTAGGTGTTGGTCGTCATCGTCGTCCTCACTTGACGGAGATATCCGGCACGATCACCGAAGGCTTGAATACCACCTTGTAGTGGTAGATGCTCGCCGGAGCGGGATCGAGCTGCTCGATGAAGTACGTCACGTTGTTCGACAGCCCGAGGAAGTGCTTCTTGTAGTCGTTCGGACCTGTCTTGCAGATGATCGCGAGCTTCGTGTCGGTGCTGGAGTTGTCCTTCGAGCAAAGGCCCTCGATGGTCAGCATGTACTCGCCAGTGAACCCGTTATAGAACACGATACGGCGATTGATCTGGAAGTTGTCGGCGGCCGCCGACAGGTTGTTAGATGCCACGTCGGCATCAGAGCACCCGGCAGTTGCCGCGATGCTGCCAACCACGGCAGCAACGATCAGCAGCCGAGCGGAGGCGTTCGAGTGATGGGTCATGGTGTGAGCCTCGATGGTCATGCAAATAGGTCGCCCTGCTTTTTGCCGCTCGACTCCGCGAGGTGTGTAGGGCAGAAGTGGGTATCGGTACCGACCAGATGCGCGTGCACCGCGCACAGGTGCCGATCGCATGTCTTGCCCGGCTTCGTCTGGAAATCGCAGAGGAAGTCGCTCGGCGCGTCGCAGCCGTCGACCGAGCAGCGACGCTCGCGCTTACGATCTCGCGTGCAGATGATTCCGGGCATGCCGCCGGGAAGGCGAAACGGGGTGCAGGGCATCAGGTGCCTCCCTCTTAGAAGGTCTGCGGCGAGACGGTCAGCGCAATGGCGACCGGACGCACCCATACGGGCGTCGACGAAAGTTGGAACGTTTCGCCGGATTCAGCGAGCAAAAGGGTGGTCCCCATCACCTCGGCGATTGCCTGCGCTGCATCGGGCGGCACCGCGTTGCCGATGCGCTCGCGCCAGGCGGAATCGCTGTCGCCGTCGAGCTTGAACGGGAAGGCATTCCCGGTTGCGGCAATACGCTGGCGCGCCCATTCGTCCTGCTCGGCGTCGATCTGCAACTGCTCGGGCTCGACGAGCGACTGCAGCGCGGCGAGCTCAAGCGTCGTGAAGGGGCGGTGCCAGGTGTTGTCGAGCGCGCGAATCACGGCGACGAGCTTGGCGCTCGCAGCGGGCAGGCGCGGATCTGCCACGGACCATCGGCCGTTGTCATGACCAGCCGCGGCCGACACTGCGCCGCTGGCCTGGTCCCACCCGACGACGCCGTAGTGGCCGCCCGTCAGGTAGGCATCCCCGCGCTCGCGACGCATGCCAGGGCGCGGATCCGCGACTGCGAACGCGCCCTGACCGCTGTCGCTTCGCGCGATGACGGTGCCGGCCGGCTCGTCATAGGCGGTGACGCGGTACTTGCCAGCGCCTTCGAATCCGGTCGTCGCGCGAGGGTCCGCGACTGCTTGGCCGCCGGCGCTTGGTCCGGTTCCTCCGGTCACGACGCCGGCTGCCTGGTCGAACGGCACCACACGGAAGCAGTTGTTGTGCTTGATGCCGGTGCGCGGGTCCGCGACGCTGAACGTTCCCTGCCCGGGAGATTTCGCTCCGGTGATCGTGCCGGCGGTGTCGCCCCAGTCGAGTACGCCATACTGCTGGTACTGGGCCGCGTCCGCAGGTCCGCGCGGATCCGCAATCGAGAAGCTGCCATTGCCCGGTCGGCTCGCGCCCGCGACGACGCCGCACGGCTCGTCCCAGCGGTTCACGCCGAGCACGCCGTTGCGCATCTCCGGGAGGATCAGGTAGTCGCGCAGATGGCCGTTCTCCACGGCGAGCCTGTTGAGGCTGCGCCAATCGCTGCCCGCCTCGACGAACGCGAGCCGCACCCACGTCTTCCACTGCAGCGAGGGAACGCGATGCATCGGGCCCGCCGCGGCCTCGCCCGGCAGCGGCATACGACCGAGCACCGTGCCGACGCCCTGCAGGCGCTTGAGCGGCGGCTCGTACAGGAACGCCGGCACCTTGGCCGTGTGGCGCGCGACCAGCAGGAACCGCTTTCGGCTCTGCGCGAGCCCGCCGAGCAGCCCGCAGTCGTGCGCGGTTTCGTTCACGGCATAGCCGTAGTGACTCAGCAGTTGGACGATCTGGTCGAGCAGGTGCCGGCCGCGCGTCGCGAGCCGCGGCACGTTCTCGAACATGATCAATTCGACCGGGTCGTCCTTCCAGGCCTCGCACATCAGCCACACACACCGGAGCGTCAGCTCGTTGAGCGCCTGGTACTTCGGCGTGCGCGCCTTGCTCTCCGCAAGCAGGCCGGAAGCGCCCTTGCACGGCGACGAGATGAACACGCAATGCGGATTCAAGGACAAGGCGGCGGTGCCGTCCGCCGACGTGATCAAGCGGTTCGGCTAGCGGCCGTACGTCGGCAGTGCCTTGATGGTCATCGTCGTGTTCTCGCCGTTGCGCTTCACGTCTGCGCGTGCGAGCACGTTAAGCGGCATCGACTTCGTCGGCATCTTCGGCACGATGATCACGGCGTCGCCATCGATCGTCTCGCCCCAGCATCCGATGTCCCATACGCCGCGGTAGGACTCGTAGCGCCGCATGTTCTTCGCGTTCGCGAGCGGCAGATCGCACTTCCGCCCGGTGTACAGGATGGTCGGGAATTCGTTCTCGATGGTCGTGCCGACTTTCATGCCGGCGAACGGGTAGACGTAGGCGTCGTCAGCGACGGCGGCGAGCGGCGCGAGCAGCGCGGCGGTCAACAGCAGTTTTTTCATTTTCATCCCATGGATCGACGTGAAAGGGTAGGCGACCCGGAGGTCGCCCTGCGTGAAGCGTTTGACGGCGTGCGCGCGGGCATCTGGACGGCGCTGCCCGGCATCATCCAGTCATTTGATGCCGCTGCGCTGACATGCAGCGTGCAGCCGGCCATCAAGGCGCAGGTGCGCGGCATCGACGGCGCGATCCAGAGCGTCGCGCTACCGCTGCTGGTCGACTGCCCGGTTCAGTTTCCCGCCGGCGGAAATTGTACGTTGACCTTCCCGGTGAAGCCGCTTGACGAGTGCCTCGTCGTATTTGCCTCGCGCTGCATCGACGCCTGGTGGCAGTCGGGCGGCGTGCAGGAGCAGGCCGAGCTGCGCATGCACGACCTGTCGGACGGGTTCGTGCTGCTCGGCTACCGCTCGCGGCCGCGCGCGCTGACCGGCGTGAGCACCAGCTCGACACAGCTGCGCAGCGACGACGGCGCGACCTACATCGACCTGAACCCGACGCTGCAGAAGGTCAAGATCGTCGCGCCTGGCGGGTTCGACGTCGTCGCACCGCTGTCGACGTTCTCGGCAGCGGTGACGATCACGGGCCTGCTGACGTTCGTCGGCGGCATGGTCGGCAGCGCGGCCAGTGGCGCCGCCGCGGTGTTTAACGGCATCCTGAACGTGATCGGGCAGATCACGGCGAACGGCAAGCGGGTCGACGACACGCACACCCACCGAGAAAACGGCGCGGGCAGCAATACAAGCCCGCCGAACTAAGGATTCCCATGCGGTACCGAAAACTCGACGCTGACGGCGATTACGTCTTCGGCGGGGGCGCGGCCGACTTCCTCGTGAACACGCCGGAGACGGTCGCGCAGGCCGTGCTGACGCGCCTGCGCCTCCTTCGCGGCGAATGGTTCCTCGATACGACAGCGGGCATGCCGTGGGCGACCGACGTACTCGGGAAGTACACCGGCGGCACCTACGATGCGGCGATCCGCCAGCGCATTCTTGGCACGCAGGGGGTGACCGAGATCGCGAGCTACTCGAGCTCGGTTGACCCGGAGACACGCATGCTGACGGTCGCCGCGACGATCAACACCATCTACGGCACCACCACGGTACAGGCGACATTGTGACTCTCACGACCCTCGCACCCACCATCGACGCGAATGGCATCACGGCGCCGACGTATGCCGACGTGTTCGCGTTCCTGCAGGATAAGTACCGGGCAATCTACGGTGCGGACACGTATCTGGAGCCCGACAGCCAGGACGGTCAGCTGCTTGGCGTGTTCGCCAAGGCGATCAACGACGTGAACTCGATCTCGATCGCTATCTACCAGTCATTCAGCCCCACGACTGCGCAGGGCGCGGCGCTGTCGAGCAACGTGAAGATCAACGGCATCGCGCGGAAGGTCGCGTCGTACTCGAGCGTCGACCTGGTGCTTGTCGGGCAGGCCGGCGCCACGATCACGAACGGCGCGGCGAAGGACGGCAACGATGTGAAGTGGCTGCTGCCGGCGACCGTGACGATCCCGCCGAGCGGCACGATCACCGTCACGGCGACGTGCGCGACGATCGGCGCTGTCGCGGCGCGCGCCGGCACGATCAACCAGATTGCGACGCCAGCGTTCGGCTGGCAGACGGTGACGAACCCGGCGGACGCGGCTGCGGGCGCTCCGATCGAATCCGACGCAGCGTTGCGCCAGCGCCAGACCGTGTCGACGGCGCTCCCATCGCTGACGGTGCTCGATGGGATCATCGGCGCGGTGGCGAGCGTGGCAGGCGTCACGCGCTACGCCCCCTACGAGAACGACACGAGCGCGACCGATGCGAACGGCATCCCGTCGCATTCGATTTCGCTCGTGGTCGAGGGCGGCGACGCGACCGCAATCGCCAATGCGATCGCGTCGAAGAAGACGCCAGGGGCCGGCACATTTGGCACGACGGCGATCGTCGTCACGGACATCTATGGCCGCCCGATCACGATTCGCTTCTTCCGCCCGACGGCCGCGCCAATCACCCCCACCGTCACGCTCAAGGCGCTCGCGGGCTACACGACGCAGACCGGCCAGCAGATCCAGCAGGCAGTGTCGGACTATATCAACGGGGTGCAGATCGGCGGCGGACTTTCCGGCAGCGTGGAGTGGGGCGACGCGTTGACCGCAGCGAATAGCGTCGGCGGCGGCGTGACGTTCAAGCTGTCCGGACTGACGCTGAGCGGGCCGCGCGGCGCGGGCACGCCCGACTACGGGCTGCAGTTCAACGAAGCGGCGTCTTGCACGCCTGCGAGCGTGACGCTGGTGGTGACTTGATGGCCGACCTGAACGATTACACCGCGCTGATCACGTCGGAGCACCGCGACAAGCCGCGATTCGCGGCGACCGTAGCTGCCGTCGTGCAGCCGCTCGTTGACCAGATGAATCTGCTCGCGAGCATGCCCGGCAAGTTCGACCTGGACGTCGCCGTCGGCGATCAGCTCGACACGGTCGGTCTGTGGGTGGGCGTGTCGCGGCGGATCCGCACGCCGCTGTCCGGCATCTACTTCTCGTTCGACATCGACGGCCTTGGTTTCGATCAGGGGATCTGGAAGGGTCCGTTCGATCCCGACACCGGCTTGACCGTTCTCGACGACGACACGTACCGGCTGGTCATCCGCGCCAAGATCGGGGCGAACCACTGGGATGGGACGCTCGCTTCGAGCGCCGCGATCCTGAACAGCATCTTCGGGGCGGACACGCACGTGTTCATCGAGGACCACCAGGACATGTCGATGACGATCGGAATCTCTGGAAAGGTACCGTCCGCGGTGTTCCTCGCGCTGCTCGCGGGCGGCTACATCCCGCTGAAGCCCGAAGGCGTCCGCGTCAACTACACGATCGTCACGACCGTCGACGGTGCGCCGCTGTTCGGCTTTGACATGAACAACCAGTTTGTCGCCGGCTTCGACGCCGGCGCGTGGGGCAGGACGCTCTGAACCACGGAACAAATTCCACGCTATGAGCCGCCTTCGGGCGGCTTTTTTTATGCTCGGAGCACTGATGGCAACCAATGATTTTCTCGCGTTCGGTGGCGGCGGTGCCGCGAATGTCATCGATCAGCCTACGTACGCTGCGCTCGCAGCTCGCCTGACGGGCTTCCAATCCGGAACCGCGCAGTCGGCGCAGCTCAATAAGGTCTGGCGCCAGTCGAGCATTATGGCCGCAGTCGTCGCGCAGTTCGCCGCAGACTATTCGGGCAACAACTCGACCGATGACGGCACGACGGCGACGCTCGAGGCGAATCTCGTTGCTGCTATCCGCAGCGCGACAAAGACTGGGGTGATTCTGGCCGACACGGGCGCAGCGAATGCTTACACGGCAGTCAATGCCCCGCCGCTCGTCGCCGGCACCTGGGGCGACGGCGTCGTCCAACAAGTCAAGATCGCCCACGCGAACACGGGTGCATCGACCTACGCGCCGGACGGGCTGACCGCGATTCCCATCTACGGCCTCGGCCTGCAACCGCTTCAGGGCGGCGAGCTCGCGCTCAACGGCACTGCGGTCCTGATGCATGCCACGATTCCCGGCGTCAACGGCGGCAACCCAATTTGCGTGCTCATGGAGTGCGCTGGTGGTGCGCAGCAAGTCGCCCCCGCCACTCAGAGCCAGCATGCCGTGAACATGGGGCAGTTTGCATCGTCTATTGGCACATCAGGCTATCAGAAGCTGCCGGACGGATTTATTATCCAGTGGGGCGCGATTGGCGTCATTCCTGCGAACGGCAGTCTTAACGTGAACTATCCGATCGCATTCCCGAACGGATTTCTCGCTATCTCTGCCATCGCTGGCGCGACTGGTGCCTCAAGCCCGGCAATCGCGGGCGTCAACTCATCGGGTACCGGCAACCAGAAAACGGGCTTTACCGCATGGAATAGCTCGTCGAGTAGCACAACGCAGCCGGGCGCTTTTATCGCATTGGGGTATTAAATGGGCCAAAAACAAGCATCCTATGATGCAAGCGGTAACATCATCGGCTTCTACGATACGACGGATAGTCCGGCTCCGGGCGGCGCATCGGTTATTGCTATCACCGATGCGCAATGGACGACGTGCATCGGCTAGCCCGGCCAGTGGCGCGTTGTGAGCGGCGCGCTCGCGCAAGTGCCGCCGCCGACTGCCACGCAACAGCTTGCCACTGCGCAGGCGGCACAGATCGCGATGCTGACGCAGGCATGTTCGAGCGCAATCACGTCGGGCTTTTCGTCGAGCGCGCTTGGATCGGCATATACGTACCCGAGCACGCTGACCGATCAGACGAACCAGAGCACGGTCGCAAATTGCTCGTCGGGCGGGGTTCTCTGGTGCGCGACGGGCGGAGCATGGTCGTTCAAACAGCACACCCAGGCTCAGGCGCAAACCGTCATCGAGAACTTCACGATGTGGCTGAACAAGTGCCAACAGCAACTCGTCACGCTGAAGAGTCAGGTCAGTGCGGCGGAGACTATTGCGGTCGTTCAGGCGATCATGTGGACAAATCCTGTTTGATCGCGCATCGGCTTTATAGATATGGGTCGCCGATCACACGTATTTTCTGAACGGTAGCGGGCGTTCCGTAGACGACGACATTGTCAGGTGTGTGGTTGTGGATGTAGGACGCCGCGCCCACCACGACATCGCTTCCAATCACGATCCCATGCTTCACTATAGCTCCGATGGAGATTGCAGACCTGCGTCCGATCGAAACGCGGCCACCAGTGCAGGCATTCGGAGCGAGTGACGAATAGTCGGCCATCTCGCTGTCGTGATCCAGCGAGGACCGCGTATTCAGGATTGCATGGCGCCCAACTTTGCTCGCGGCATTGACGACGACACATGGCATGACAACAGTGCCGATCCCAATCTGCGCTGACGGAGAAATAACTGCGCTCGGATGAATCAGTGTCGCAAAGCTTAATATGCCCGGCAAGAATGCTGTTACTTCTGAGACGATGCGCTCGCGCGCGGCATTGTCGCCGACCGCCACGAAATATTCGGCGTTCGGTGTGATCGTGTAAGCATGCTCCGGCGTCTTGGCGATGGGTATGCCGGCAAACTCGGTCGCTGGCGTGAATGGATCAACGAAGGCAGCGACGCTAAATCCTGCCGCCCTCGCTATGTCGAAAACTACTTTCGCATGTCCGCCGGTGCCGTGAATTATTAGGGGCTTTTCTCTCATATCGCAGTCTCCAAGTTTGCGCAATTCTATCAGCACCAACTCGATATAAATCCATGAATCTAACCGCCTTCGGGCGGTTTTTCGTTTACGGGGAATTGATGAAGAGCGATCTCGCGACGAGCGCGGTAAAGGCCGCGCCGGCGGTGGGCGGCAATTTCTGGTTGTGGCTCACGAGTCACGACATCAACTGGTATGTCGCATTGGCCACGCTCGGCTACATCGGGCTGCAGGCGTACTACCTGATCAAGAACAAGGGGAAGAGGGAGTTGATCGATGGCTAACGTGCCGAAGAAGACGCTTGTGGGTGTTGTGGGGGCCGCTACCGCGGCCCTTCTTGTTTCTATCGTCCCGAAGTTCAAGGGGACGAAGCTGGTCGGCTATCTCGACCCGGTCGGCATCCCGACGAAGTGCATGGGCGACACGACGGACGTCGTCGTTGGCCAGCGGTACAGCGAGGCCGAGTGCCGGGAGTCGCTCGAGCGGCAGCTGATCGCGCATGCCGAGCCGGTGCTGAAGTGCACGCCCAGCCTGAAGGGGCACACGTACCAGCTCGCGGCCGCGGTGAGCTTCGCCTACAACGTCGGCACGTCGGCGTACTGCGGCAGCGCGACGGCGAAGCGCTTCAACGCCGGCGACTGGCGCGGCGCATGCCGCGCGATGAACCAGTCGGACTCGGGCCGGCCGCAGTGGGTCTATTCGGACGGGCGCGTGCTGCCCGGCCTGGTGAAACGGCGCGCCGAGGAGCGCGCATTCTGCGAGCGTGATCTATGACGACCACGAAAACTCACGAGACGCGCCGCACGCTGTCCGAGGATGTCTTCTATCCGGACCACGAGCCGCGCAGCGAGTCGGCGACCTTCCGCGCGAGCAAGCGCGCGATGAAGAAGGAGGGAGGCTACGTCTGCGCGGTGTGTGGCGACGACCAGGCCGTTGAGTCGCACCACCGGTTTTTCGAGTGGGCGTTCTCGCACGCGATCGACTGGAAGTGGATCCGCGGCGTCGCGCTGAACCAAGTCGACACGATGTTCAGCCACAAGCTGCAGCGCGTCGTGCCGATTCCGCGCCAGCACCCCGTCTGGGACGTGATCAGGCTGACGCAGGGCTTCGACTGGGAGGCGTTCGATCCAGCGCTGCCCGAGACGTTCGTCGATTCGACCTACAACCAGCTGCTGCTGTGCGCGTTGCACCACCGCGGCAAGGACCACGGCCGGCATGAGGAAAGCGATCCGGTCTGGAGCGTGCAGGCGTTCCTGCTGCCGGACTTCGTCTACTCGCCGGACGAGCTGAAGCAGCTGCACGCGAAGGAGCCGAAATGATCTTCCTGAAATTCGCATGGCCATATCTGCTGGCCGCTCTGCTTGGCGCGGCGGCCGGCGCCGGCGTCGAGCACCTGATCGGCGCGCGCCAGCTCGCCGACGAGCAGGCCGCGCGCGCGGCGGACGCGCAGCGGCACGCCGGCGACCTGACCGAGATCTCGCGGGCGGCGCTTGCCGCGGAGCAGCGCGCGATCGCCGCGCACGACGCGGCCGCCTCGCAGGTGGCGGCCGTCGACGCACAACTCACGAAGGAGGGAATCGACCATGAAACCGAAAATCGCAGCCTGCGCGCTGCTCTCGCTGCTGGCACTGACCGGCTGCACGTCGCCGTCCGGAACTGCACTGCAGCCGGTGCCGACGGTCTGCCCGGAGTTGCCGGCGCCGCCGGCGTGGGCGATGGTGCCGCCGCCGTCGCAGACCTCGACCCAGCGGTTGCGGAGCGCGTTTTCGGGGTCGCCGGCGACGACCAGCGCGAAATCGACAAACTGAAGGCGGTGCAGGGATGGGTGTGCGCGGTGCGGCCGGCGACGCCGGGCTGCCAGTGAACGCGCAGAGTCTTCAGTACATTCCGGCACGCCGCATCTCGTCTCTCAGCAGGTGCAGCAACCGGTGGAACGGCCCGTGCGGACCGCCCAGTTCGCCCTTGTCTTTCACGTTGCGATCCCACATTTCCCACCAGTCCATGACCTTCTGAAGCGATCTCCGGAGCATCACGATTTCGAGGGTCAGGCGGCGTATTTCGGGATCGCGATGCGTGCGCCACATCGCGCGCAGCTCAGTGTTGCTCGGTGCGTCGAAGGCGGGCATCGTGGGTGTGCGTTTGACGAACGGGTCCTTGAGCTGCACCACGTTCCGGTCGACCTTTGTTTCTTCGAGCGGCCGCGCATCGGCATCGGGGATCAGCTGGCCGATATACGAGACCACCTCATCGGCGGTGAGCGGCATATACGTGCGTCGGCGCTCGCCGGTATCGATGTCCGTGTACTCCCAGATGTACGCCCAGCGGGGTTTCATAATACAAAAACAATACTGTATGGATATACAGTTTATCGCGCGGTAAGATGCTCTCGTCAAGTCTCAAAAGTGGGGAGCTGACGATGTGCACGAACTACCGCGCGCCGGACGAGGATCCGGGTTTCAGCGAGCTACGGCTCGGCCTGATCGATCTTTGGAAGCGGACGCCGTGGGAGCCCGAAATCTGGCCGGACTATGCCGCGCCGATCGTGCGCCGACGGAGACGCCGCGGCGGCCGTGATCGTGAACTTCGGCATGATCCCCAAGGACCACCAGCCGCATGGCAAGAAGTACTTGACCGTGAACGCGCGCGCGGAGACGGTCGGCGAGAAGCCTGCGTACCGGACGGCCTGGCGCGCCGGGCAGCGCTGCCTGATTCCGGCCCGCTGGATCTACGAGCCGAACTGGGAGACGGGCAAGCACGTGCGCTATCGCATCGGCGTCGGCGACTGGCAGCCGTATTGCGTCGCGGGCGTCTGGTGCGCGTGGAAGGAGCCGGACGGCGCCGAGACGCTCGCGATGGCGATGCTGACCGTGAATGCCGACGACCATCCGGTCATGAAGCACATGCACCGGCTCGGCGACGAGAAGCGGTCGGTCGTGATCCTGCGGCCGGCCGACTACGACGAGTGGCTGCACACGAAGAACGTTGAGGCCGCTCGTGCGATGCTGCAGTTGTACCCGGCAGACGGAATGATCACCGAGGTTGCACCGAAGTGACATTTGCTTAATTCAGGCGTAGTGTTCCAGACAGCCAAGCGCGAGATAAAAAATCAAATGCGCTGCCGGCCCACCAGTCAAAGAATCAAGAACGTACGATCGGGGACGATGATGAAAGACACAACACGTGCACGTGTTGCTGCAGCTGTAGGGGCTGCGGCGCTTAGGCAAGATGTGACGTCGGTCTATGATTACTCTTCAGGTGGCTACAAGAGCATTTCGGCCAGTATAGGGAATGGCTCTCTGAACGGGTACGACTACACGACGTCAAGCTATTTCACAGGGAGCGGGGGCAGTTCGCTGGATTTTTACGATTACCACAACTCGAAGCATGTACAACTGAAGCTCGATAGTAATAGCTTCGATGGGTACGACTACGACAGCGGTAAACATTTCAGCGGCACTGTCAATGGGAATTCGATTTCCATCTACGACTACGAAACGAGCAAATACTACAACTACAGTGTTTGATTGACATCGAATGTTCGAGTCCGGCCCGGCCGCTGTCCACCGGTTGTGTTTCGTGCGCGCTCGACGTAAATCGCCGCATCGCGGTTCAGTTCATGGGCGCGCTCGATCGCGCGCTCTTGAGTCGGCTCCGCTGCACTCGCTCGGAACCGGGCTTGGGTCAGGGCGGATTGCTGCCACCGTCCTGCGGATACCCACGGCCGCCACACGGCTCAGCATGAGCCGAGGGTGCAGAGAAGACCGCATAGGTGCCGACGGTACCGCCCGCCGACCACAGTCAGGAGGGCGGCGGCAAGCAGGACACTCTTTATGACGCGTTTCATGACTTCTCCTCGGGGCAGCAGGCATACTCACCCGAAGTCTAGTTCGCATATAGAACAGGTTAAATACGACGCCATGATCAGTCGGCCAGTGCTCATCTGCATAAGTCGCGAAGTCATTGGACAGACACCGTAAGATCCGGCGAAGGCTGCTCAACCATGCAGTCAGCACCCGACCCGGAGCGGCCTTCCAGATGGGAAGCCATGCATTCGGAAAGCCGACGTTTGTCGGGATCGCGGCCGAGTCGGCTCGCTGCGGGGCCGCTTGACCGTGCCTGTCGCCGAGCGTAAGCTGATTCAGTTTGCCGCCGAAATCCACATCGCTTGCTAAGGTCACGTCGATCCGAGGAACTGAACATGCAGACACGCGAGGAGTTGGAGTTGCGCAAGCTGCAGCTCGAAATCGCAAACCTCGGCACGCCCCAAACCAAGACGCCCGCGTTCTGGATCAGCGTCGCATCGGCGGTCTTTGTCTTGGTCGGCGTCTTTGGCCAGAACTACTTGTCGAATATTCAAGCCGCGCAGGCTAAGCTGGACATGACCGAAGCCGAGCGCGCCCGAGATAAGGCCAAGGCGGATACCGAGGCACTTTTGAAGCAGCGAGACACGCTGCGCACCGAGAAGGACCGCCTCACCGCGAGCAATGAGCAACTCGTCGCCGCCAATCTGCAGCTTGATGCGGAACGCCGCAACCGTGAAGCCAAGCTGGCGCTATTGCTCGACGCGGCTCGAGCGACGCCCGCTGTTGCGCAGTCCAAGCAACTGGCCACTGCGGCCGCGGCGGCGTCGAACTCGCTCTTCTCCGTCGGCATCTTTGGCTTTGGTGTCGACGCGAGCAAGCTGCAGCAGGCGACCGAGACACTGACGGGCGATGGCTACACCATAATCGCTTCCGACATGTTGACGGTGCGACCGCCCTGGCTCGCACCGCAAGCGACTGTCTTCTTCTATAGTGCTGACTCCAGCGACAAGGCGCGCGACATAGCGCGCCAACTCGAGTCGGTCACCGGGCTGAAATTCAACGTTACCAGGGGCGCCGGTGCCGGGATCCCTCGCGGGCAAGAGCGCACCAACATTCGCGTCCACTTGGTGTGAATAGTCCCGGACGGGCCGACTTTGTTGGTTCGTGGCCTCCACTTCCTTCGCGAGCTCGACGGCGTCGAATTCCCGATCCTTTGGCGCCGTCGGTGCCAGTGTGAATGAAAGGTCGCACGCAGGCCATAGCGGCCGTGGCGCGCTTTTACAGGTGCGAGGGGTGGGGCGAGACTGGGCCGAAGCAGCCGTTCCCCAACGTCAGCTCCTAGCCGAACTGAGACCGACGACTGACACCGTCTGTCAAATCAAGTCCGGATTTCTACAGCTTATCTGATGGCCTCCCGGACATGTGATGTGATCCTCGATTTTCGGAACACCTAGCCGCAAACCCTTGTGCTGCTCAGGCCGCCGATTGACATTTTATTCCGAAATATTTTCGTTAAACTGCTGATTTAATTGGAATATATGGTGATCCGGCTCAGGATTGTGATTCCTGTTGTCGTGGGTTCGAGTCCCATCAGCCACCCCACAGAATTCCCAGCGGTATCAAAGCTTTACCGAACGGCACTGAGATTTTATCCAGTGCCGTTTTTGCTTTGGAATTCCCGAAATGGGAATTACATGCCCTGCGCCTCACGATCTTCGCGCGATCGTAGACGCGCGCGGTCGTTGCCGGATTCGCATGCAGATCCGGCAGTGCACCGCGTTCCGCCTTGTGTCTGGTGACGTAATAGGCGCGCAGGTCGTGGAGCGCGAACCGCTTTCGATCTTCTTCAGCACGAGCGCTTTGCTGATCACCGTCGACCACTCGGTCTTGAAGCCGGCCGGTCTGTGGTGGGTCGCCTACCGGGTCGAGAACACATCCGGACACTCATCCTTGCGGGCGGCGCGCAGGCGCGCGCGAGCAGCTCCGACATCGCCAGCGTGATTTCGATGTGTTCGATTACCTCATCGCGCTTCTTTGCACGTTTGACGTGGATCACGCCAGCATCGGACACCAGGCGCTCTGCACCGGCGACGCGCTGCTGCAGTACCTGCTCGACGCGACGAACGGGAAGACCTTCGTGCAGCTCGACGTCGATCGGACGGTAATCGCGGCGAACCTTCTGACAAAGCGCGAGCTCCAGTTCTCGAAGGAGGCGACGCCGGACGTGCCGATCGCGCTGGCAGCGCGCGCGAGCGCATCGATCTCGATCGTGTTCGCACCCGTCGCGGTGGCCGGCGGCTCGATGGTCGACGGTGGCACGTGCAACAACATGCCGGTCAACGACCTGACTGCGCTCGACAGCCTCAGCGGTGCATCGATCGTACGCGTTCCGGCCGGCTACGCGAGCTCATTCGACCGGCATATGCCGGTCGCGACACGCCAGCGCCTCTGCGGCGATGGATAAGCAAAGACGACGGCGGCTCTGCCTGTGGTGGTCGCGCCTTCTCATCAATCCGCCGCTGTTCCGGTCGGCGCGGGCGCCTGAAATGCCGCTGCCGACCATGCGTTGAATCTCCTCCGGAACGGGATCTCGACTATCTGGTTCATTCGATACGCGAGGGCGAACGAGGCCATCAAGAACAATGTTCCTTCGACAAGGTGTGCGGATGGGCTGGTCAGGATGTTGGACGCTGCGCTTAGGAGTGGCCGAAAAATTGCGTGTCCGAGGTATAGGGAATAGGAGAGGGCGCCGAGATATTGCGCGAAGCGCGTCTGAAATAGCCGCGCGACTGGCCCGGTATCTCGACCTAGGGATGCGATCAACACGCCGAACACGATGGGTGCCAGAAACGCCGATCCGCGCACGAGATCAGCGAACATGATGAGCAGCACCGCGGCAACGAACGCGATGGTTTGAACTGACGTGCGCGCCGCGGCGACAACCCAGCAGCGGTCGCGGTATTCCGCGATGAGCGCTCCGATGAAGAAGCCAGCGATGCAGCGCGCCCAGCCGTAATCGAACGTCAGATCAAGGCAAAGGCGGTGCTCGATGCAGAGTTGCGAGTTCAGCGATGACCAGATCGCGATCGCATATCCCGTCAGGGCGAGGGAGATGAAAGCGGCGATGCGCTGGCGGTTCCGAAGAGCTAGGCAAACGACCCCGAACATCAAGTAGACGTAAAACTCGTCGCTGCTACTCCAACTTACGGCCGTGCCGATGTCGTGGTCGAATAGATGCAGCCCCTGCGTCATGAAAACTATCCCGAGCACTTCGCCGACCGAGGGGAGTGTCGGTTGCGGGATATCCGCATGCATGCTCGTAAGCGCCGCATAAATTGCACTGGGAACCAGGTAGCACAGCACGCTCGCAGTCATATGCGTAGGCCATAGGCGACCGAATCGCCTGACGATGAAACTCGTCAACTGGTTCGGGTTATCGATGCGAGCGCTATATGCGTTCGCGATCACGAACCCGCTGAGAACGAAAAATAAGTCGACAGCCAGATAGCCGTTACGGGTCACTTCCAGTCCCGGCAGGCTGAAATGCATATGGAATAAAACAACGAATACGGCGGCCGCGCCGCGCAGCCCCTCAAGGCTGAGATTGGTCTTCCGCAT